AAATCACAAAAAAATAATACGGACATTTCTCTCATGATCCACGCGGATCTCACGAATGATAGACCGCCAGAGTTCACGCTTTTCCGGAATGGAAAGGGAAACATAGATATTTTCAAAGTCCGTTTTTAAAAAGTTTTTCAGGTAGGACAGATCTTTCATGGGCTGGGAATCGTCCGATTTTATCTTATCCAATTGCTGCATAAGTTTTTCCCGGTCAACTTTAAATTCATCCATCGTTATAAGATCATTCAAATACAACTCTTTTAATTTCTGCATCTTATGTTCCAGATTCCTGCGTTTGGAATCCGTGCGCATTGCCGGGCGGTTGGCTACTTCGTATTCTGCAATATAATTTTCCAGTTCTGGCCGGATACGTGCAAGCAGAATTTTTTCCAGCGTAGATTCAAGCATGACCTTATGGTTTGGGCACCGGTGCAAGGTGATCCCTTGTCTGCACCGATAGGAGTTGTATTTATATACCACACGAGTACCATCAGCAAGTATACGGGAATTACGCTGCTGGCATCCACTCATGGTGTGCTCACATTCCTCACAAACAACAAGCCCGCTAAAAATATAATCATGTGTTTTCCCAGACTTGATATTGATTTTAAGGAGCCGTTGTACATCGTCAAAAAGATCACGGTCTATAATTACAGGACAATAGTTTTTATTTGTCCGGAATTCTCCGATATACTTTGTATTCGTAAGCATGTTTTTTAAACTGGCAGAGGACCGGATAAGCCCGAATTCGGTTTCCATATACCGAAGAGTCATGGCCAGGTTGCCGTTGGATCGGTAATATTCAAAGATGGCGGCAGCAGTCGGTGCATCGTTATCCGGGACAAGGTGCTTGTTTTCTATCCGGTAACCAAGTGGAGTTGATCCGGATAAGACCTCACTATTATCAACCTTATCGTCAAACACGCTTAGGATTCGATCAGAGTCGTTCTGCGCTTCCAGCTCTGCCCAGATCATCGAGTTATTTACAAACGCACGGCCGTGTGGGGTGGAAGTATCGAAGTAAGGTTGCTCTGTGGCAGTCCAGGATACTCCATTTTTATCAAGCACGTCCTGCGTGTTAAGATAATGCCGGAGATTTCGGAACCAGCGATCCAGCCGGGTAAATATAATAAGATCAATACTACCGGCACGGACATCATTCATCAGACGCTGGAAATCATCCCTTTTTACTTTCTGTCCGGAAATACCATCATCCACATAGGTATCCGCAAGAATCATGTTTTCATGGTTTTCTATATATTTCTGCCCGGTGGCCAGCTGATCACGCACGGAGTCACCATCCTGCGCCTGTTGGTCCGTAGATACGCGGATGTAAATAGCCACACGGAGCAGCAGTTTATCATTTAGTTTAGCTGTTTGTCGTTTCATTCTATCAACTCCAATCTAAAAAATGGTATAAAAAATAAAACCAATGCAAAAAGCACGGTTTTATGATAGAATGATTATTGTGAGGACATTCTACCATGCTTTTTGCAAAAGTATGAATGAAGGTTCAAAAGGCGGTTCCCATTGCAGTGGGGATCGTCTTTTTTACCATAAAATAACTTTAACGATAAAATAGATCAGTCCGATGACAATTGCACCCCAGAAAACAAGCTGGAGCAGTGCAGCAAACAATTGGAAGATTGCACCGATTGCCCCGAACACGCTGATATGTTCATCATTTTCGGCAGTATCATTCATAAGGTCTGAGACACCAACGGTTGTCCGGTCATACACGGCATTGTATGCAGCTTTCTTTGGATCATTGATTACACCCATTCCTTTTTTACCGTATAGTGGATTAACAGAACTTTTTACCTGACGCTTTATCTTTCCGGTAGTTCTTGCACTGATGCTTTTCTTAACACTTGGTTTGCGTACACCGTATTTCATAAAATCAACTCCATTCAATATTTTGTCATTAAGACTTCGGATAATTTTTGTATAATTTTTTATACTTAATACCGGATCTGATTGCTAAAATAGAGAAAATTATTGTTACACATCCACCTAATAAAGTTACAATCAATAGGAGCAATCCCATAATCAATAGAACTACACCAAGTACGGTAAAAGTAACGCTATAGAATTTACACAACTTTTTTGATGGTAAATATCGCGTTGGTTGTTGGTTGGTTATAGGTGCAACTGTTGGATCTGGTGCAGAAATAGAAGCAGATTCAACAACAATATTGTCACTGGAATCATTAGCTATATCTTCAGGAATTTCATCATAAATAGATATATCTATAACGCAACCTAAATATTTGGTATCATCTCCACCAGTTATGCGAAGGACAAAGGCATCGAAGTAACAGCCATCATACTTATTATAGATATCAAAAGCTAATTCCTTGGATAAATTGCCTATCTGATCTCCTTGGGAATCAATAACTGCATATGCTGGTTCGTTTTTATATTCGTAATATTCCAAAGATACATTCTCCCCTTCGTAAAGGTTAGAAACTATTTCTTGCCGAGATGATCCATCTTCGTTCCGAAATGAAACACCGACAACCTTCGTTTTGGTATGTTTTAATAATTTACTCATAAAAACCTCCATTCATCATTTTGGTCAAAATATCGCATCCTATGGGTATCCATATTATTTAAGGAGGATACCACATGGAAATTAAAGTTTGGAACGTAAGGATCGAAAAAGGATATACCATTGTACAATTAGCTGCGCTGTCCGGAATATCTAAGTCCACGATAGACAACATTGAAAATGGAGTAACATGTCCGACCATACTACAGCTGGAAAAACTGGCCAAAGCACTTGATGTTAGGATCAATGATCTATTCGATTCGGAGTACAAATAATTTTATCATATAAAAGAATACAGATGGCAACAGTACAAAAAATTTCCAGAATATTGGAAACAGTGTTGAATTTTGTCAAATGTATATCAAAATATGGTAGTATGTAATCAGAAAAGAGGTGTTTATTATGGATTATAAAAAAGCAATCTCTGAATTGATCGGGAAGATACATAACGATCAAACGCTCAAACGGATATACCGCTTCATTCTTTATCTTTACACACACGAGGGCTGACAGGCAACTGTCAGCCTTTTGTATTGTCCTTTTCCGGATCATCGTCTTTATAAAATTCAAATGCCTTGCGCATCAGACGCTGCATTGCTTCCACGTCATCTTCACTAAGAGTAAGCATAAATTTAAAAAGATTCTTTCGTGCGTCCGTCTCACTTGCCATGATCTGATCAATTTGTTCCTTGAAATCATCATCCGAATCGAGGAACATTTCCCCTTCTCCGGTAGTCAACCATATATAGTCAACATGGAACTCACGGCATATTGCTTTTGTCATTTGTTCGGTAAGATTGTTCTCATCTTTTTCCAATTTGGATATAGCTGTTTTACCAACTCCAAGCTTGCCACCGAACTTTTCAAGGGTAAGATTAAGAGCTTTTCGCACTTCTCTGATCCGTTCGCCTTGTGTCACGCTATCACCTTCTTTCTGTGGCTTTTCTAAAGCATAACACGAGAAAAACAAAAAATCAATACAAAAAGTCCCTTAAAGGCACAAAAATATATTGACAAAGTAGTTTAAAGGGATTATTATGTAGCCACAAGGGACAAATAAAGCACACAGAAAGGAGAAAAAAGATGGCAAAGAAAAATGAATTTTGTGTAAATGATAAAAAGCGTGGAAGTTGCTGGGGTGAAGTTAAGACATGGGAAGACATCAAGAAAATGACTGACAACACAAATATCCAGAAAATTGAAACAAAAATGATGGGTGTGCTTGATGACTGGAATGGCAAGAAATACGCATGGATCAGAAATGACAACATAAACCAAAACTATTTTATTGAGATATAGAAATCAGAGGGAGGCGAAAGAATATGACGAGAAATGAAAAAAAGGAAAAAATCGAGAGAATGGCCACGGATTTTGTGAATTTTGACAATCCGGAAGGAAAGTCGTTTGCGATCATGCTCATGTCTGCATATGCAGAGGGCATTGCGGCTGGGAAAGAAGAGGAGCGCAGAAAGCACAAGGATGCGGTTGTTGCATAGGGAGGAGAATGCAGATGGGAGAAAAAAATATCAAACGACTTTATGAGACATTGGCAAGAATCATTTCAAAGCGCGAAAACGTGAAGATTACTGTTAATGTCTCAAAGAAGGAAAAGGTAGCATGAGGACAAAAAAAGAGCGGCCATGGGGATGGCCGCAAGCGTTTCTGCCAGAGACAGAAAAACTAAAAAATGTTTTGTATAAACAGACTATAACAGATCTGACACAGAAATGCAATAGAAAAAAGCAATAAAAACCCCGAAAAAACAAGGGCTTTGGAGTCCTTGGGCGGGCTTGTAATAGATAGTAACAAGTCCACGAAAGTATATAAGGAGGAAGGTGTCAGATGGCAAGGCGAAAAGGGATGCAATATATCCCATATGACTATGAAGCAGCATATGCAAGCAGTATAGAGCTGATGCATGAGTGGTTTGTAGAAAATATGTTAAACATGCATAAGCACAGAAAGAAAGTTGTGTATGCATTAAAGGAGATCACAGCCGGAGAACAGTTTGAGATTGAGATTTATCCACAGTTTAAAAGTATGGATGATGTACCGCGGGAAGGGCGCAGGATCGTAAAGGATAACAGCAAAGCACAGAGAAACCTAAACGATAAAAATGCGCGGAAGTACGTGGAGCGTCTAATAAACGAGAATTTTGACAACCGGGATATCTGGATCACTCTGACATATGACAACGAACATCTGCCACCGGACGGGGATATAGATGCAGCAATCAAAAATGTACAGAATTATATCCGCAGGATTAACTACCAGAGGAAAAAGAGAGGTTTGCCAAATGCAAAGTATGTTTATGTAACAGCATATAATCCGGATGCTGAAATCCGCTGGCATCATCATGTGGTTATGGATGGTGCGCTTGATATGGAAACGGTGGAAGCCTGTTGGCAGCAGTCAAGCCGGAATGAGGTAAGACATCTACAGAAGGATGAGAATGGGCTATCTGGAATTGCAAATTACATTGTGGAGGAAAAGAACCGTATCCGGTCGGAAAAACGCTGGAACAGTTCGCAGGGATTGCGTGATCCGCGCATCAGGGTGGTACATTCCAAGCGTCCGGCATCCGGGGGAAGTTACAAAAAGATCGGATCATTCGTGGACGGGATGGTTAAAAACAGGGATTCCATACCGGAAGTGTTGGCAAAATGGTATCCAGATATGGATTTTACACATGCGGAAGTTTACTATAACGAGTTTAACCACATGTTTTATATACACGCAAGAATGAGGAAAAGGAGACAAAATGAATGAAATTTGACTGGAAGCCAGAGTCCAAGGCCAGATATTTTAAAAAAGCCGAGATAGCGGTTAAAAAGGCAGGATATGAGGATATCCTGATTGTGGATCGGGACAAGTTCGCAACCGTAAAGAACATGGTAAAGGTATACTTCCAACCAATCAAACGAGCGGGGAATACACGGCGCTATCATGCGGCACGGAAGGCGATACAGGGGGTAAATGATAACTCCACCTACAAAAATGACTTCGGGAACCGTGGGAAAACGGTATTTATCCACCCATACATACTGATGGATTTTGCAAAGTGCGACCAGTAAGGGCGCAGGAAGGAGAATAACATGAAATACATGAAAAGAAGTGAGGACACCGAGCAGATGTCCGTTGTGTCTTGGGCGCGCTGGAATGTGCAGCAGTATCCGGAACTGAAATGGCTGTACCATGTGCCAAACGGTGGGAGTAGGAACAGAGCAGAGGCGGCAAAGTTTAAGCAGATGGGGGTAAAGGCTGGGGTAGCGGATCTGTGTCTGCCATACCCAAAAGGCGCGTATTGCGGACTCTGGATCGAGATGAAGTATGGACGGAACACACAGCAGGAGACACAGAAGGAATTTTTGGAAGACATGGCAGCAGCAGGACATTTTGTTGCAACTTGTTATTCCGCGCGGGAAGCGTGTGAAGTGATCGAAGAGTACTGCAAACTGCCAGCGTTTGGAGAAGATGAGTGTATTTACCGGAATCTGCACGAATACCAGACCTGTGAGCAGGCAGAGCAGGAGTTTAAGCGCAATATGATGTCTTTTGCAAATAACAGCATCCTGAAAGATGGAAAGATTCTGAAAGGAAAGAAAGAATGACCTTGGAAGAGCAGTGCAATGTGTTGGAAAGTGCGGACATGTTGCGGATCGTAAAAGGGAATATGGATCTGTTTGTCGGATATTTAGCCGCATTTACTCCGCGCATTGCAAACCACCAGAATACCATATACGAGACACACAAAGATGATCCGGTGATCCGGTTCCGGGCAGTACCGGAAGTGACGCACAGGAAGTGGAAAGAAAAAAGCCTGATGCAGCCATTGCAGCCGGAAGAGACACCAGACTATAAGTTTGAGGATATGCAGGTGAAGATGTATTACACAATATACATCTGATAAAAATTTTGAATAACATGAAAATAAACAGGCAGGAGGAAAACAAAATGAAGATTATTGCGGTAATGTCCCCAAAAGGGGGAATCGGAAAGACAACAACATCTGATTCCATGGCCTATATTTTGGGCGAGGAATACAAGAAAAAAGTGTTGGTGCTGGACGGTGATCCACAGGGAGATACATCTAAGACGTTCGGGGTGTATGAGCCGGATGGAACAGGAATGAGTGAGCTGTTGGAGAAGCATGAGACAGTTGGCGGTACATACCGGACAAATGATCTGATCCGGACAACCCAATATGATCACATTGATATAGTCCCAGCAAATGGATATCTGATGAAAACAGACATGAACCTGCTGATGAAAACGGATGAGAACCAGGTATTGCGGTTGCGTGATGCATTACAGGAAGTAGCAGACGCATACGATTATTGTATTTGCGATTGTGGTCGTTTGTTGGATATGGTGGTAATTAACATCATCCTTGCATCAGATCTGATTATTGCGCCGGTGAAGGTGGGTGGATTTGAAATTGGAGCACTCCAATTTCTGGATGAGCAGATTGAGGATTTAAAAGACATCAATCCGGATTTGCGAATCAAGGCACTTATGACGATGCGGCAGAAAAATAAAACATCACTGGAAGTGGAAGAATGGCTGCGGAAGGAATCGGGATTTGATATGTTCGGAACAGTAATTCGCAGATCCATTATTGCAGAAAAGGCAACTACGGCACTGGTGCCGGTCCCGGTATTTGCCAAAAAAGGGATTGTAACACAGGACTATCGTGCAGCAGTTGCAGAGCTGGTATGTGAGATGGAGGGATAAAATGGCTACAGGATTTAGTGTTAAAGATGCACTGAATAAACAGAGCAAAGCGGGATTAGATGAATCACCGCGAGCACGGTTTAGAACAAAGGATATAAGCATATTTAAAATGTACCGGAACGAAATGAATTTTTACAGTATTGAACAGATTGAGGAATTGGCAAGCGATATCCTTATGTATGGATTAAAGCAGAATCTGGAACTGGTATATGCACCGTGCGAAAAAGGAGAATACCGGATAGTAGCCGGGGAAAGACGGTGGGAAGCACTTAAGTACCTGGTATCCAAGGGATATAAAGAATTTGAGCTTGCAACCAGCAAACTGACAACACCACAGGACAGTGATGAGGAATTGGTCGAGCTGATTATTGCAAATGCATATCGGACAAAAACAGTATCAGACATGCTACAGGAAGAACAAAAACTGAAAGAATGTTTGGAGCGCATGAAAGCGGAAGGAAAGAAACTGAAAGGGTATGATCTGCAGTCTGGTCGTTTGCGTGATGTAATTGCTGCAAAATTGAGCATGAGCAAAACGAAGATAGCACAGATTGAGGCTATAAATAATAATTTGATTCCGGAATGGAAAGAAGAACTGGAAAATGAAAGAATTACATTTTCTGCCGCTTACGAACTTAGCGGAATGCAGGAAGATACACAGAGGGCAGCACTGGAACAGAAAGAAGAATCCGGAGAGCTTACGCACAAAGATGTAAAAGAAATGAAGAATGGAAAGCCGGAGCAGCAGTTGGAAACAGGAACGGTGTCACAATCTGACACAGAAGAAAAGCCGGAGCAGATGGAGATTAGAGACAAGGATATGAATATGGGTGAGTATCAGACACCGCATCCGGAAGGAATTACATCTATCTGTTATTCCTGCACAGAGTACGAGACATGCAACGTAAAAACGAGCACATGTACCTCATGCGACCAGCACAAGAACCGTAAGGAAGCATATAAGACCGAAGGGCAGAAGTACGAGGAAGAACAGGCGGCTATTGACCGTGATACAAGGAAAAAACTGCGTGATATGGCAGATGCGCAGCAAATGGAGCAATTACCGTCAGATGTGCAGCAGTCGCGGGTGCATCAGATCCGGAGCGCATACCAGAATTTTACAGCGGTATTATCGGGAGAAAAACCGTTTGAGCTGTGCAGAGATTGCGGTTACGAAGCAGGGGATATCCTTGAAATGCTGGAATATCAGGGGGGATTGTACACGGAAAGAAAAATCCGGTGCCACATTCTGTATGTGCAGAGAGAGTATACAGGGCTGGAGGATGGATACTGCATAGTAGGAATTCTGCCTATGGGAAAAGAGGAAGAGGAAGGAGAAAAAAATGAATAAAGTGATACTGATGGGACGGCTTGTGAGAGATTCGGACGTGAAATATACAGAAATGAATAACTCACAGGAACGTACATGTGTAGCAAGGTATACGCTTGCAGTGAACAGGAGAACGGGAAAAGACGGGCAGCAGTCAGCTGATTTTATTAACTGCGTGGCTTTTGGAAAAGCTGGGGAATTTGCAGAAAAATTTTTGAAAAAGGGGGTAAAGGTGTTAATTACAGGGCACATCCAGACAGGATCGTACAACAATAAAGATGGGAAGAGAGTATATACAACGGATGTAGTGGTTGAAGAACAGGAATTTGCAGAAAGCAAAAGGACGGAAGGGGGACAGCAGCAGGAACCATCAGCCGGATCAGCTGGGGATGGGTTTATGAACATTCCGGATGGAGTAGACGAAGAGATGCCATTTAATTAAGGGCAGACAAGAAAAAAACCGGATGCGGGAACATCCGGTCGCAAGTGCTAATGACTTGGTGATGTAGTCATTATAGCACCCACATGGCTTGTAGTAAAGACTGATTTGGAGGGGTTATATGACAAAAACTGAATTTTTGAATGACTTGATATACGATATGGCCGGGTATCTTGATACGTCTGGGGTAGATCGTCTAAAAAATGCGGTCGCATGCAAGTATTGCGTAAGGCAGAAAGGAGAATTGCAATGAAAGAAAGGACACCGCAGGAAAACGTGCAGCAGTATTGTAGAAATGTTCGGGAAGAAATAGAACATTGGAAAGATATAAACCAGAATGGTTGCAATGATCCGTTCTGGTCTGATGGTTGCAACATGAACCTGACGCGGAACCATATTATTTATGCACAGGAGCAGATCCGGAAAATATGCAAAGAAAATAACATTCCATTTCCAGAGGAATGCTATTTATCAGTACCACCAAAAGCAGATATTAACTATATGGCACATTTGAAGCAAAAGGAACGTGTAGAACGGATATTTCATTGTGGAGGCTTGCCGGTAAAGCTGAAATACAAATATGAAGAGCAGCAGTTGAGCTTGTTTTAAGGAGGAAATGCTATGACATTGGAAGAACTTTTGAAAAATTACGGTGGCAATGCAGGTGTATCCATAGATGGGTACTGTGAGGACAGTTTTAATGAATGTTTACCAGATATGAAGTTCTGGGGAAAAATAAAGCACAGAAACGTGAAAACGTGGAATGTCATAGGAGGAGGCAGTTATCCGGTAGAATTAACAATTGAGCTTGAAAAACCACAAGAATATGCAATAACTGACAGGAGTGGAGATTACATCTGTAAAGGCTCATACGTTGTAAACGGAGAACGGTATAAGGTCCTTAACAGCAGTAAGCAAAATTCCAAGGTAAGGGTTTTTAAGAGTAGAGAAGCAGCAGAAAGAGAAATAGAACGAATGCAGGGGAGATATGTTAATGCAAGCGATTTGAGAGCATGCAGGATTTATAGGGAGGAATAGAAATGGAAGGGCAAATGGATCTGTTTAATCCACCAGATATGCACATAGTAAATGCGCGTGGTGAATTAAGAGAAGCACCTAGCTGGATGGACTACAAACGGTGTGAGAACTGTTCTGCATGGGAAATGCTTGGAAATGATAAGCAACCACCAGAAGGATGGGGAATATATGGATGGTGCAAGGAAACCATACAAAGAAGTCAGGGAACTTCCTATTGCATGAAATTTGAGGATAAATTAGGAAATTTAAAGAGGATGATTAAATGATTGGAGGCAATGCAATGATTAACGGAGAACTGATCGTTGACAATTTCGCCGGCGGTGGCGGTGCATCTACCGGAATCGAGTTGGCAACAGGCTACAGCGTAGATATAGCCATCAACCATGATCCAGAAGCAATTAAGATGCATAAGGCGAATCATCCGAACACAAAGCATTACTGCGAAAACGTTTGGGCGGTTGATCCGGTCAAGGCGTGTGACGGGCATCCTGTCGGACTTGCCTGGTTCTCGCCGGACTGTAAGCACTTTTCAAAGGCGAAAGGTGGAAAGCCAAAGGATAAGAACATTCGAGGTCTTGCATGGGTAGCATTACGCTGGGCAGGATTAGTCCGACCAAGAGTGATCATGTTGGAGAACGTGGAAGAATTCAAGACATGGGGACCGTTGAACAGACGGCATCATCCGATTAAGAGCAAGCAAGGCAAGACGTTTGAGCGGTTTGTGCAGCAAATTCGAGATCTTGGATATGAAGTGGAGTTCCGTGAACTGATTGCCGCCGATTATGGTGCGCCGACCATGCGCAAACGATTCTTTATGGTTGCAAGGTGTGACGGAAAGCCGATTGTATGGCCGGAACCGACACACGCCCCTGCGGATAGCGAAGCGGTAAAAGCTGGACTACTGAAACCATACGTTGGAGCATACACACAAATTGATTTTACCCGCCCATGTCCGAGCATCTTTGATACATCCGAGGAAATTAAGGAAAAATACGGCATCCGGGCGGTACGTCCGTTGGCTCCGAAAACAATGGATCGGATTGCAAGGGGATTAAAAAAGTTCGTCCTTGATAATCCAGAACCATTTATAATCCAGTGCAACCACGGCGGTGAGCGCAGACCGAACGATATCCGGGAGCCGATGCCAACCATAACCGGAAAACATGGGTACGGAATTGTAGAGCCAAAGCTTGCACCGTATATGGGAACCAATACAACGAATCATCCGGGTGGAAACTGCAAAGATCCGATACATACGATTACCACAGGTAATCAACAATGCCTTATCAGCCCAACACTGATCCAGTACCATTCCGAGACAGCACCGGGAGAAGTCAGAGGACAGACGATTAAAGATCCGATTATGACCGTGGATGGCTCGAACAGGTACGGATTGGTTACATCGTTTTTAAGTAAATTTTATAAGAGCGGCACCGGGCAGGATATGAGAGAACCATTACATACAATCACAACATCACCAGGACATTTCGGGGAAGTTCGGGCATTTTTGATCAAATATTACGGACAAGGCACTGGGCAGGATATAAAAGATCCTCTGGACACTGTGACAGCACAGGACAGATTTGGACTGGTGGAGATTGAGGGTGCGAATTATCAAATTGTAGATATAGGTTTACGGATGCTTGAACCAAAAGAGTTGTATGGATGCCAGGGATTCCCGGATGATTACATAATCGACCATGATTATACAGGAAAGACATATCCGAGAAGTGAACAGGTAAAGAGGTGTGGGAATGCAGTCTGCCCGCCGATTCCTGCGGCATTGGTAAAAGCAAACTTGCCGGAGTTATGTGTGGCAAAGCGAACCGGAAATATAAAGATTGCACAGGAACAGACAGGACAGCTTAGGTTTGCTTAGATTTTGGAAAGTGATGGCAGGAAATTTAAAGAGGATGATTAAAAATGAATAGAAGAAAAGCCAAAAAGCGAAAGAATAACACCTATCTTTTATGTAGTAAGCATATTTACATTAAGCCAAGTGAATGGAATAGGGTAAAAAATAAAAGTAAGCTGATAAAACGTAGATTTTTGGAGGAAAAAATAAGACTATGACAGAAACAAAAACAATACGGCTGGACGAGACGGATTTAAAACGAATCTTAACTGAAAAATTTAAAACCGATGAAAACAGCATCAGTTTTGAGCTGATAGATCCAGATGGATATGGGATACACGTAGAAGCAAAAATTGAAAATGTCCGGGAAAAAGAATAAATGCAGAGAATATTAAAAAGGCGGTGAAGCAGATGGCAATTAAACCAATTTTATTTAACACAGAGATGGTTCGGGCGATTCTGGATGGACGGAAGACCTGCATCAGATGTGCGATAAAGCCACAACCACAATCAGGGCTATGTTATACATATGGAGGTAGCCACAAGGATTGTATAGGAAAATGGACATATCCAAACAGGGGAGCACACAAACTTTGGGGCGAAGAATATAAGCTTCCGGAAAATATAAAAGATGAGGAATTAAGCAAACGATGGAATCCGCCATATCACACGGACGATATACTGTACGTGAGAGAAACATGGAGCGAAGGATATGAAGATGGAACATATATTTACAGGGCTGATGATAAGCTGACAGACTTGCCTACATTTAAGGAATCATCAAAACTGATATACCATCCGTCCATTCACATGCCAAAAGAAGCTGCGCGGATCTGGCTTAAGATTACGAGTGTGAGAGTGGAGCGGCTTCAGGAGATGAAGCCGGTTGATGTGATAAAAGAGGGAGCTTATCCTGATTGTTGGGATTGTCTTAATACATACGGAGAAAGCGGTTCGCAGTGCTGTTATGGGACAGAAGAACAGTGCAGTCAATGTGATGAAGTGATGATGGAATGGGAAAAACTTTGGACCTCCACCATTAAGAAATCCGACCATGACAGCTATGGTTGGAGTGCAAATCCGTGGGTTTGGGTTATCGAATTTGAGCGGTGCGAAAAACCAGAAGCATGATGATTTAGGAGGTGCAGGGTGAAATTATATCAAGGAAATGCAAAGGAACTTGTAGGCAAGAAGATTGATTGTTACAAAAGACGTTTCGGTTATTATCCAATGGAAGTTATTGAGATAAACGGAGTGCCATATGTAAAAGATGCAGTTGGAGTATGTATGCCGATTCCAGAAAAAGAAACGGACTTTAACTGCACTGATTTTGATTTTGTCATTGAGTAAATTTGGAGGTGGAAGATGGCTAAAGCAGTTTTGATTATGGACATGCCGGAATCATGCGATATGTGCGATTTCGTAGATGATAAGCAGCCACCAAGATACGGAGAAAAAACATTGTATTGTGGAATTCCGGGAATGGGAGAGGATGTAACAGATTATATAGCATGTAGACCCGAATTTTGTCCGCTTCGGGAGTTACCGGAAAAGAAAGAATTATATCTTAGTATAAATAAATGGTATTGTGTGGGCTTTAATGATTGCCTGGATGATATTTTAGGAGAAACTCATGGGAAAGAAAAATTATAATAGTATCAAGTATATCACATTAGATGAACATACAAAAAATCATATGAATGATGATAAATTAAGCACAGCAAGAGCGGAAAAATCATTTAAAGCTGAAATAGGTGCAAAACCAAAATTTCACAAAGGAAAATATGGAAAGAAGTATGATACATACACCTGTGGAAATTGCGGTTCTACATTAAGAGGAGGAGTGTCAGAAAACTATTGCTGTAATTGTGGATATAAAATCATATGGGATAATCCAAGATGCCTAACAAAATATGAGAGTTTGGAGGAAAAAAACCATTTAAAAAATGACCTGATAAGGATAGCAGAAGAAAACTGGACCGATTCCCAGGTAAAGATGTTAAAGGGACTGATCTGTGCAGCAGTGAATGGAATTGAATATTCAGATGCATATGAGGTAGTAAATAGAGATTGATGCACAGGACTTTAGCAAAGTATTAGGTGCTATAGGACTTTGCACACAGTACTTTGCTAACACAAAAGGAGAATACATGAGCGAAATTAAAAAAGATGGATGGATTCCAATTGAGGAATCAGTACCAGAAACAGGAAAATATATAATGGTATCGTTCGAGAATTTTACATTACAAGATATTGCAAGATATGAAACGGATGAGCAGGGAAATGGAGCATTTTATCCGGGGGACGAGGATAAACCATATATTGAATATGGACTGGTAGTAAATGCTTGGATGCCATTGCCAAAGCCATACAGAGAGGAAGAGGAGGCAGCAGTAGATGAAACAACCAAAAAAACCGACACGGGAGCAGAAAGAACTGATAGCATTAAATAACCTTAGACCAGATAACTGGATGGTGATATCCGATAATAGCGCAGAGATGCAGATTATAAGCAAGAGATCCGCGCAGCGAAGAACCATAGAAAAGAAGCGGAGGTGATGAAATGCAAAGAAAAGGAAAGCGGAAAGAAGAGCTGCAAACTCCGACAGAGCTTACGCTTATATACCTGGAAAACTATAGAGAGCTGCAGAGATATGTAAAAGAGGCTGTATCAGAACCGGATCAAATAGGAGCAGACAGATATAACATATCTGCAGAAAGAGCATACTTAAGATCCATAAGGGAATGCCGAGCAGAAACCGTAATCTTGTTGGAGCATATAGACAAAGCTATGCAATCCCTGAAAGAAGATGTGGAAGCATCCGGGGAAGGATATAAGTATGATGTATTAGAGGCTGTATACATACAGGGAAAGACATATGCAGAGGTGGCAAGAGATACAGGATGCGGGAAGAATTCTCCAAAGAAATGGTGCAGAGCCATGATTCCAAAGTTGTCAATAAAATTATTTGGCGCGAAAGCGTTAGATAATGGTGCAAATTGCGCTGAAATTGAGAACAATTTGAGCAAAACAGGGTAAAAAGTGGGGGAAATAGGGGGTAAAAAGTGGGTGACCTAAAGGGGATTTGAATGTGTTAATATGATAACGTGAACAGTTGGGTAAGCGATTGCAGAGATGCAGTCGCTTTTTTCTTGCTTGCTTCATGTTATTCTATGCGGCTGCTATATTGTAGCCGCAACAAAGAAGAGAAGGGCAGCAGTATGTTATTGAAAACTTGTCGATGTGGAAAGCTGATTCCGCAGGTGATGAAGATGTGTGAAGAGTGTGAGAAGAGGCAGCAGTCTCGACACACAAGATATAACAACACACGCAGAGATACGAGAGCTGCAGAGTTCTATATCTCGAAAGAGTGGAGAGCTTTAAGGCCTGTGATTATGGGCATATACGGCTATATAGACATATATGCACTGTATGTGGAGCAGCAGTTAATTACGCTGAAAGATTCTGATCCAATCCACCACATAGTAGAGCTGGAAGATGATTGGGAGCAACGATTAAACCCACTGAATTTGATACCGTTGAGCCATAACACGCACAATTCGATTACCGCCTTATATAAGCAGAGCAAAGCGAGTATGATTGCAACTCAAAAACAGCTGAGATCGTTAATCAATTTGCATTTCCGTGAGGCAGGGGGATATGAAAAAGTTTTACGCGACGCTTTCCTAGTCGCGCCCCCACTTTTCCTTGGAGAAAACTCCCCACGAGAAAATCCGTAAAAAGGGCAGGCGGGGCGGTGTCAGATTATGACACAAAAAACGAATGCAGATATTGACAGAAAGGAGGTTTGAAACAATGGCAGGGCAGCGACAACCGACAGATTTAGTTGTTATGAAGGGTAAAAAACATCTTACAAAAGCAGAGATTGCAGCACGAAAAGATGCGGAAGTTGTTGCACCAAACGATAATGTAAAACCTCCAACATATCTGACCGCCGGACAAAAAAAGAAATTCCGGAAACTGGCCAAGGAACTTCTTGCTATTAAATTGATAGCGAATATTGATTGTGACGCGATGGCCAGACTGATAATTGCACAGGAGCAGTTTTTAGAGGTAACAGAGCAGATCCGGAATACTCCGTTGATGGTAGATGTGCCAATATACGAAGAGCAGAAAGATCCACTAACAGGGGAAAAGAGGCTTGTACAGGTCGGGACAAGACAGGTGGTAAACGCAGAGCGTGAAAGTCTGATGATTATACAAGACCGATGCATGAAACAGTGCAGACAGGGCGCATCAGATTTTGGAATGACCGTTTCCTCCCGGTGCCGTTTAGTGGTGCCAAAGCCACCACAGCAGAAACCGGAAAACAAATTTGCAAAGTATGCGGAGTAGCATTTGCAGACAGAAAAAATAACCGACCGCTGCACGCAATACGCGCTTGATGTAGTAGCAGGAGAGATTAAAGCCGGGATTTTTGTCCGGTTGGCATGCCAAAGACACCTTGATGATCTGGAAAAAGCAAAGGATGAACGATATAAGTATTATTTTGATGTCGAGAAGTCCGAAGAAATAATAAATTTCGGAGAAGAGCTTACCATTGCAGAAGGTGAAGGAGACGAAAAGGTAACGCTGTATCCATTCCAGTGTTTTATTTTAGGATCGCTGAACGGCTGGAGAACCAAGAAAAAGGGGTACAGACGTTTCCGAACATCTTATGTACAGCTTGGTAGACAAAATGGAAAGTCATTTATCAACGGCATTTTGGCAACATATTATGGAAATTTTGACGGATTCAAGTACGGAAAAATATTTTGTACGGCAACAAAGCAGGACCAGGCAAACATTGTATTTGATGAAATTGTAAAATTTATAAATTCGGATGATGAACTAAGCGAATGGTTTAAAGTCCATGAGCACAACCATACGATTGATTGTCTGTGTACACATTCCGAAATTAGGGCACTATCCGGAGATACCAAGTCACTGGACGGACATCGTGCGTACCTTGGAATAGTAGACGAGTATCATGCGCATAAGACCAACCAGATGTACAAGCTGTTAGAAGGTGGAATTAAAAAGCTAAAATCAGCGTTGATATCTGTGATTACAACAGCGGGGTTTGACCTGAAATCACCGTGCTATAAGTTGTATGAATATTGCTGCAATCTGTTAAAGGGAGTATTCGAAAATGACAGTCAGTTTGTGTACATAGCACAGCTGGATGAAGACGATGATGAGTATGAACCAAAAAACTGGATAAAAGCGAACCCAATTCTTGAATTTGACAGTGATGCTTTGGAAAACCTCATTCCAGTATCACGGACTGCGCGTGATATGGGCGGTGAGGATCTGCGCGACTTCCTGGTAAAGCAGTTAGATATGTGGATACAATGGTCAAATGCATTGTATATCCGGGATATTGCAGTATGGAAAGCGTGTGCAGTATTAAAATCTCTGAAAGATTTCAGGGGGATGAAGTGTTATGTGGGCTTGGATCTTTCTGCTGGAGGTGATCTTACCTCCTTAGCAGTGATAATTCCGCACATGGTAGACGGTGTGAAAAAATATTTTATACACACACATTCATTCATTCCGGCACAGCGCGTGGACGAGCATATAAAAACAGATAAAATCCCATATGATCTGTGGATAGAAAAAGGACTCGTGACGGTCACAGAAACGCTTGGAGGAATAAAAACTGATTATAAATACATCTTAAGCTACCTGAAAGACCTGATAAATGAGTACGATTTGAAACCACAGCTGATCTGTTATGATCCGCATAATGCATCCGCGTTTCTGTCCGATCTGGAAGAACTTGGAATGAATGAGCTGTCTGTAACACAGACAGCAAGGGTGCTGAATGATGCAACAGTTGACTTCCGGTTGGAGATCATGGCTGGAAATGTTGAAATAGAAGGAGAGGAAGTAGGAAAAGAGGGCAGCAGTATTGTTGTACCGGCTGATCCGCTGCTTACCTGGTCGATAGCAAATGCTAAGACAATATCGAACAGCTATGGAGAAATAAAAATTGACAAGGAACTCCGGACAGAGAGAATTGATCCGATTGATGCGATCATAGATGCATGGACGGAGGCAATGAAAGAAGAATACAGACCGGACATTAACGAGGAAGTTAATGAATGGCTGGCAATGTATGAAAAATATATGAAAGGGGGCGAGGAGTAATGAATCCGTTCCAAAGACTGGGGAAAAGAATAGCAGATTGGTGGCATGGCAACATCACGAATGGTGGAATTATGTCACTGAATTCTTCGGATTTTTTGGATCTGATGGGATTAAGAAGAAAAGGGAAACCGACATCAGAAGTAACATATTTCACATGCCTTAAGATGCTATCTGAAACATTGGCAAAAATGCCTATTAAATACTACCAGAAAACGGATAAAGGGATTGTTGAGGCAGAGCCTACAGATATATCCAGATTATTCTCTGAACGTCCAAACCCTTTTATGACACCAACAACATTCTGGAATACAGTAGAAATTAACCGGAATCACTATGGAAATGGATATGTGTATATCCGGAGAGTATTTAACCGGAAAAAATATGGTGGAGATATTAAAATACTGGATCTGTGGGTTATGCAATCCAATTGTGTACAGATCGTGGTAGATGATGCCGGATTATTCGCGGGGGTTGGTCGATTATGGTATGTATACACTGATCCAATACAGGGAAAACAGTATGTATTTGGAACAGATGAGGTTATGCATTTTAAAACATCCTTTTCGTTTGATGGCATAACGGGACTTCCGGTGCAGAAGATCCTACGGGAAACAGTAGCAGGAGCTTCCAAGTCACAAGAATTTATGAATAATCTGTATGAAAATGGATTGACAGCAAAGGCAACACTGGAATATACAGGAGAACTTGATGAAAAGGCAAAAGAAAATCTGCGAAAGTCATTTGAAGAGTTTGGTTCGGGTGTAAAAAACATGGGCCGAGTCCTTCCGGTGCCACTTGGAATGAAGCTGACACCACTTGATATTAAATTGACAGATTCACAGTTTTTCGAACTGAAAAAGTATACAGCATTGCAGATCGCGGCCGCATTTGGAGTAAAACCGAATCAGATCAACGATTATTCGAAGTCGTCTTATAGTAATTCGGAAATGCAGCAGTTGTCGTTCTATGAAGATACGGAGCTTTTTATCATAAAGCAGTATGAGGAAGAGATAAATTATAAGATTACATCGTACCAGCAAAAGAAAGATGGGTGTTATTTTAAATTCAACGAAAAGGTGCTTTTCCGTACAGATAGTAAAACCCAGATGGAATATTTTAAAACAGCTGTTGGTGGTTCGGTTATGACGGCAAACGAGGCAAGAAGGAAGTTGGATCTTCCAGACAGAGAGGGTGGAGACGTTTTACTTGCAAATGGCAACATGGTTCCGCTGACTATGGCGGGTGCAGCATATACAAAGGGACAGCAGATCCCAGATGATCCAGATGATCCGGAAGATCCGGAGACAGATCCGGAAATAGATCCGGACAATATAACAGATCCGGAGACAGATCCGGACAAAATAATAGATCCGGATGATCCTGACAAGGATAAAGACGGAGAGGAATAGGAGGTGCAAAGGTGGCAAAGAAAAGATTTAATTTTACGCGTAAAAGACGTGGAAAGACAGAGAATGTGGGTTATCTGGACTTCGAATCAGAAGATGAAGAACAGAGATGTTCGCTTTATTTCTACGGAGACATTGTATCGGCAGCATGGTTATCGGAATGGTATGAAGAGGACAAATGCCCGGCAGACATTGCAGATTTCCTGAATCAGTTGGATGGATACGAAGATATTGACATCTATTTCAACTCTGGTGGTGGGGATGTATTTGCAGGGCTTGCAATTTACAACCAGCTAAAAAGATATTCTGGGCACAAGATCGGATATGTGGATGGAATGGCAGCATCCATTGCATCTGTAATCATGTTTGCGTGCGATGAACTGCATTTTTCGACAGGAGCGCAGGCTATGATACATAAACCTTCGTGTATGGCATGGGGAAATGCAGATGATATGGAAAAAACAATCAAACAGCTGAACCTGTGTGAGGATTCCATTGTAGACGTGTACATGCAGCATGTGCAGGATGGAGTGACCAGAGATCAGATCAAGGATCTGATGCGGCAGGAAACATGGTTCGATTGCGAAAAAATGCAGCAGTACTTTGATATTGAAATTGAAGAAAAAGCAGCAGTTGCAGCATGTACATCTGATTATTTTGCTAAATACAACAATTTACCGGAGCCTTTGGGAAATCCAAAGACAAAGGATATTGTAAATGCGGTCATTGAAGAACTGGAGAACCGGAACAACAAGGCTGCGGAACAGGAAAAACAGAGAATGGAAGCTGAAAAAGACGAAATTCTCAAAGATTTGTACCAGTATGGAACTTAATTAAGGAGGAAAAAATGGGAAAGAAAGAAATGGAAGAGTTTTTAAACAAGATCAATGCCAAAAAGCAGGAGGTAAAGGATCTTGTAAATGCCGGAAAAATCGAAGATGGAAAAAAAGCAAAGGAAGAGCTTATCGAAATGCAGGATAAGTTTAATCTGCTTATGGATCTGGACGATGACGATCGGAACTATATTGAGGATCAGGTTAAGAATGGAACAGCAAAACAGGTTGGAGAGGTAAAACCGGATAAAAAGAACCTGGTAAAATCTTTCGTCAACATTGTTAGGGCTGGATTTTTAGGAACAGAGCCGGATTCAAAAGATGTCGAGGTGTATAAAGATGCAATTTCATCGGACGTTACACCGGGAAGCAACAGTGAACTGGGAATTGGTATCACAATTCCAGAGGACATCAGAACCGATATTATCGAGTTAAGAAGATCTGCTGACAACCTGGAACAGTATGTGAATACAGAAGGTGTCACTACGAAGAGCGGAACACGAAATATCGAACTGGATGCAGAATCGACTCCATTTGACAACGTGGATGAGGCAAAAGATTTTCCGGAAATGGATGAGCCAAAGTTTAAGCAGATCAAATATGCAATTAAGAAAAAAGGTGGAATTTTAAAGATCACAGCAGAACTGCTGGAAGATACAGCTACCAACATTATGGCATACATTAACAAATGGATTGCCAAAAAAACGAAAGCAACACGTAACGCTATGATCCTTAAAGTGCTTGATACCATGACTAAGGGAAAAGAAGTTGTCATTGAAAATTTGGATAGCCTGAAAGACGTTTTTAATGAAGACCTTGATCCGGCAATTGCAGAGGCAGCTGTGATCATCACAAACCAGAGTGGGTTTAACTATCTGGATAAATTGAAGGATAAGGATGGAAACTATATCCTCCAGAAAGATCCAACACTGCAGACGAAGGGAAAGCTGCTGTTTGGGGAATATCCAATTATTAAGCTGTCTAAAAAAACACTGAAATCAGAAAAAGTAATGAACAGTGATGGTCATACAGTAGATGCATACAAGCATCCGGTATATTGCGGAGATTTAAAATCTGCGATCACACTGTTTGACAGAAACGTCCTGTCTATTGATATGAATGACAAAGGAGCAGGACTGTGGGATAAAGATCTGACCGGAATCAAGGTCCGTGACAGATTCGATGTACAGCCAGTTGATGAAGAGGCTGTGATTAAAGGACAGATCACAGAAACAGTAAATGGATAAATGCTGCGGGGCGGTCAGCCGCCCCGTGAAAACGGGGGATGCATCATGACAGAGGAAGAAAAAAAGGAATACAGGGAAAATCTGACACAGCAGTGCAAAAAATACTGTCATATTGATTATGACGATGATATTGACATTGTGGAGTTGATGATAAACACCACTTTAGAAGAGATGCAGGAGCTGATTCCGAATTTTGATGCGTATAACATGACCAGCAGACAGCGATTGATTGCCCTTGTATCGGTAAAAAATCTGTATGATAACCGGGAAAAATACGGGGAATCCAAGCAACTATCCAGCGCAGTATCATCTATGCTTTTGAAAGAGATCTATGGAGGTGCAGCAGTTGCAGACGGGCAGGATTAAGATCATCCGGAGAGAATCACAGGTAGTTGATGGACGAAAACAGTATACAGAATCAACATTCTACGAATGCTGGTGCGAGGTTAAAAGTCTTAGCACTACAGAAAAATATACAGCATTGCAGACCGGAATTGAGAACGTAATCGTGTTCGAGGTTCGGAACTGCCAGAAAATGGAGGATATAAGAAAAAATCTGAAAGAGTTTTCCGTAGAATACAAAGGCACAGTGTTCAAAATCTATGATGCATCACCTATGTTTGTGGATAACCAGAAAGTACAACTGAAATGCAGGGAAAGCGAATAGAAGAGTCAGAATCTGACACGGACAGAGAAAAATGAAAGTAGAAATGGAATTCCAAGGGTTGCAGGAACTGTTAAAAGCGTTTGAAGATGCGGCCAGTGATGCAGAAATTGCGGAAGTAAACAGGAAAATAGTAGAAAAAAGCGAACCGGTTGTGAAAAAAAATATGTCCGGGAAAATACCGAAGTCCGCGGACATTAAAAAAAGTGGTCGTGGTTTTGGTACGAAATCATCGGTGTCTACACATGCTGCAGATAGTGTTCCAATGGGAAAACCAAAGGTAAAGGGCGCGGGAGTATCCGCGGAAGTTGGATGGGTTAAATCGGACAACAGTGAACACTTCTATGTGAAATTTATAAACTGGGGAACTATTTACAGACCGCCTCAAGAATTTATCTATGCGACAGGGCGTGAGGCAGATGCGGAACTGCAAAAAATCGCAGAACAGGAGTATCAATCCTATTTAGACAATTGTTGATGTAAATACACTTAATGGAGAGAATATTGATATACAAGGATCACTCATTAGAAGTAACTTTACAAGTAGCCCAAAAAATTGGAATTTATCAATTAAATTCACTGGGCGTACAAACCAAATAATTACAGATATTAGATACATGCCGTTAGTTATCCACTTAGGTTAAAGAAAGGTTTCCCATAACATGTTGTGCCTAATGCTTCGTTTCCATCTAATGTATTAGCTCTTTTTATTGTTGTATTTAAACTGCCGTTTAAGAAAAAATATCGAACAAATATTCGAACGTAACTTATAAACCATTTTTTATCATAGAAAGGAATTAAAAAACATGGATAAAATTATTTTAAAAGATCAGACCAGCTTTGAAATTGCCGATGGTGCAAGTCTTGGAAACATTCAGATCAAGACAGAGAATTTCGAAGCCATTAAAACGATCACGGATGCATTTACAGCGGACAACCTTGTAGAAGTGACATTTACACATAATGGCGAAACATCCGGCAAGTACACCGATCTGAGGTGTGATGGGTTTACATACGCACCGAATACGGACGAGGCAGGTAAGGAAGATGGAACTTACACGGTTACTATCAGGCTGCGGACAAAGACGGAAATGGAAAAAGCAATCGATGAACTTAAAGCAGGGCACGAAGCAAACGCAGAAGCAATCGAAGAACTGGCAAGCATTGCCGCAGAAAGTGAGGTGTGGGGAATGGTTAAGTTTTATGTGCGCAGAATCTTGGTAGACAAGAAAATGACCATTGATGATGTACCGGAGAGATGGCGCGAAAAGGTGCGAGCAGAAATTGAAAAGGTAGAAGGAGGAACAGGAAAATGAAGCAGATGATATGTACAGTAGCCGGATTATTTGGATCAACAATTGCAGCAGTATTTGGAGGATGGGATTCCGGACTAGCCACGCTTGTAATTTTTATGATCGCAGACTACATTACAGGACTGATTGTGGCTGGAGTATTCCACACGAGCACAAAAACAGGCACAGGAGCGCTGGAAAGCCGTGCAGGATGGAAAGGGCTGTGTCGAAAATGCATGACGCTCTTGTATGTACTTATTGCGTATCGATTAGATATACTGATCGGAAAGCATTATATCAGGGACGCGGTAATTATTGCATTTACAATTAATGAGCTTATATCTTTAACGGAAAATGCAGGATTGATGGGGATTCCAATGCCACAAGTTATAAAAAATGCAATAGACATTTTACAAAAGAAAGGTGAAAAAAATGAGAGATAAAAAACTTTTGCATCCAGAACTGCAGGCAAAAATTGCACTGTTAGAAAAAGATCTGGAAAAAGAAAATATAAAGATCGGCTGGGCGGAAACATTAAGGACCAAGGCGGAACAGGACAACCTGTACGCAAAAGGACGAAGCAAACCAGGACCAAAGGTAACGAACGCACCGGGAGATTCGTATAGATCCATGCATCAGTGGGGAATTGCAGCAGATTTTTATTTGATAATGGATATTGATGGAGACGGGCAGACCAAAGACGATGCGTACAACAATGCGAAAAAGACATTTAATCGTGTCGGACAAGTTGCCAAAAAACTCGGCTTAGAGTGGGGCGGAGACTGGAGATCTATTAAAGATCTGCCACATCTGCAGCTTTCGCAGTGGGGCAGCACACCAACAAAATTGATCGCAACCTACGGAACACCGAAAAAATTTATGAAATCGGCAACATGGGAAACATCTTCCGGAAAGAAAGCGGCTGGAAATGCATCTAAGGCGCAGAAGAACACGGACAAGGCGGCAACGAGGATCGAGTCTGCAAAGAGTTTTAACAAGGAATATGCTGGTACATATAAGGTAAAAGATAATTGCAACCTTATGGCAGGTGCAGGAACCGGAGTCGTAGCGGCTATTAAGAAAGATACTACCGTACAGTGCTACGGATATTACACTGCCAAGGGAAGAAAGATTTATCTGTTTGTGCAATGCGGAAAGAAAACAGGATTTTTAAATAAAAATGATCTTAAATAGTAGGAGGAAGAGAAAATGCTGTATTACTTAGGAAAAGAAGGAAATGCATTTAAAAAAGAAGAATGCAAAAAATATAAGACAAAGGATGGAGCATTAAAAGCAATGGCTAAGGCAGAAGGAACTTGCGTATGGGATGCGGAAGGAAATCTGATTAACGGGAATTCAGAGGCAGGAGCAGAACCGGAGAAGCAGTCAGAGCAGGAGGAAGAACCGGAGGCAGAGACAGAACCAGGGCAGCAGTCAGAGCAGGAGGAAGAACCGGAGGCAGAGACAGAACCAGGGCAGCAGTCAGAGCAGGAGGCAGAACCAGAACCAGAACCGGAGGCAGAGACAGAACCGGAGACAGAAACGGAATCGGAGCAACAGTCAGAACCAGAAGAAAGCACAGAGCCGGAAGTGATTATCCCGCAAGGAAAAATGAAAGTAACAGTAATCTGTGACGGATCTTTAAATATTCATAGGACACCAGAATGGGGAGAGAGTAACATCTGTGGTCGGGCAACTAGAGGGCAGACGTATTACATCAAAGAAATTCATATGGTAGATGGGAAAAAAATGGTAAGAACCGTAGGAGATCTGTATTTATCTGGAGAAACAGAATTCGTGCAGTTCGAGCAGCTGTAATTAAAGGCAGGGGACATTGAAAAAGGACGATATCACAAAAGGGTATCGTCCTTATAGTTAATTTAAAGGTGTTTGAATTTTAGCAATTAACGCATCCTGTAAAACCTTGGAATAGTTAATACCATAATTTTCACATGCCGTATTAAGCCACGCAGGGATACTCAAGGTTTTCTTGACTGATTTGTCATTATACGCACGGGCATATTCGTCGAGGTTGACACAAATCAAATTGACAAGTGCTGCATCCTCGTCTTTTTCGACTGCATCAAGAGGAGTCGGAGAGGGAAGAGTATCACCATCACGTAAGGTTGTGAATAAATATTGACCGCAAGCCTCTTGAGCCATTGCAAAAGCGTCTGCAAGGTTATCTCCGTAAGTTGCTAAATCATTTAGGTCGGGAAAAATAACCGAATATCTCCCGTCATCCTCTGGATAAAAAACAGCAGGATAAATATAGTTCATGATAACGCTCCTTTCTTTAATGGGTGGCAGGTCTCATTTAAGACCTGCCTGTTTGAGTATGGAGTTGACAACCTTTTGAGGAATGTCCCCTCGATGATTTGGGATTGTTACTTTTCCCGCTTTAGTCGGATGCTTATATTGATGATGTGAACCTTTTACATCTGACAATTCCCATCCGTCATTGAGGACTATTTTTTCAATTTCTCGAAATCTCATTTGTATTGTTTCCTCCTTACAAATATATAATAACACGTATTTTACGTAATGTCAACAAAATACACGTAAAATACGTAAAAATAACAAAGAATTTTATACCACTAAATTAAAGCTACCGACTGGCAATCTGGACAGCAAAACCAGCGCCGATGTGCTGGGGCTTCTGAAAACCACAAGCCAGAAATTCCATCAGACCCTCGTGATGATTACCCATAACAGTGAGATCGCCCAGCTTGCCGACCGCATCATTCGGATCGAGGATGGTAAGATCGTGCAGTAAAGGGGGGGCGGGACTATGAATGACATTTTATTTGGCAACAATAATTCCGAAGTAATTACCAAGCTATCCAAACGCTATTTCAAAAAGAATAAGGTACGCAATCTGGCTGCACTGCTGGCAATTATCCTGACTGCTTTCCTATTTACCTCTATCACTTCCCTGGCGTTCAATATGGCGTCCTCCATCCAGCTCTCTCTGCAAATGCAGAAAGGCAG